CCACCAAAGAGCCGGAGGTAATAAAATCGGCCACAATCTGCCCATCGGCGGTAATTGCCGTTTCATAGGGACCGTTGTAGCCATTTTTGGAGAACCCCAAACCTCCGACATTCCACCGCCATACATTTACGGCAGTTTCTTTATTTGGGGCATCTAAAATCAGCAGTTCGTAAGGTTGCCCTGTTTCGCTGTCGGTGTTAATGACAACGTAACCACCCGTCTGACCCGTGATGAGTCCAGTAGCTCCTTTGATGGCAGCGTTCATTAGGGCGGGAAATCTGTCGATTTTTGTCGTGGCTTCTTCGGCTGCTACCTCGGCAGAGGTGACATTATCGAGCAAATTGGCCTTTGCACTACCCAAGGTGATGGATACATACTTTTCTGCGAGGGTGTCATAGACGGTGGTGATAACTTTTGCCTTGGCTGTGATGCCAAGACGACTGTGGCGGATCATAACCGTATCACAGAGAGATACACGCTCAAGCACGGCAATGCAGTCCGGCTGTTTCCAGAGCGGTTCAAAAGCAACGGTTATGGTTGGAACGGCTGTGCCGAGTGGATTGTTGTCCAGGTAGTTATTGGCGAACGCTCTCAAACCTTCCTCCGTTACCGGGGTTTCCGTTCCGAAAGCGTCAGTAAAATCACGGATGAGGGTCTTTTGCTGAACGAGTGTAGAGTCCGCTATTGGGAGTAGAACTTCCGCAAGTGTAATAACAGTTTCTGTTCCATCCTCTGCGGTGGCTACCGCATAAGGAAGAAGGTCGGTATAAACATCGGTGTTCTCGTTTTCATGTTCCAAATCCGTGAGGTTTTTGCCGTATTCAATTACCACTCCCGTCTTCTGCCCACGACCTTGATGGTGTATAACTTTAAAGTTGTCCCACTCATACTCGCCGCCCCACAAATCCAGAAAAGAACCCGCCACGCCGCCCAAGCAAGCACGGACACTTTGCGGTTTGGAAACCGAGAAAGGTTTAGCTGTTGAGTAGTCGGTTTGGCAGGTGAAGCTGTGAGGGGTAGCTGTGTTTTGAAATACACGCTCCATCGCAAGGCTGGGCGAAATAGAGTCGCTTGACCATTGAAGAGCAGCAACGTTGGAAAGGTCATACGAAAGGTGTTGTGCATATACCGTTATTTCGCCGTTTATGGGGGTAGAAATGCGATAAATTCGGAACACCTGGTCATTTGCCGTGTCGTTGGGTTTTGCCTTTACAAGCCGTTCTGTGGCGATTTCCTTAAACAAGGGACCGCTGATTGGATACTTGAATTCGCACTCAAAGGCACCATTGCGTTCTTCGGTGACTTCGCAGGAAGTACAATCTTTAAGAACACCGATGCCGAACGTGCTGAAGTTGGTGGCATTCGCTTTATATAGTACTGGAATCATATCGAACACCACCTCGGAAAGACGGATATACCCTTAATACCGCCGGAGAAAGAAAAGGTATTCTCACCGGGGTAAAGGATGGGAAAGCCATCTCCCGCGACGGTGTCGTTCTTGGGTTCGGTGTCTTTATAGCAGTTCATCATTTCCGAGTCGATTTCGACATACTCGTCAATGTCTGTGAAAGTCCAGGTTGCATTGCTGTCAGCGGATTGAATAGTCAGCGTACCTTCACCGTTGCCCACCACACGAATGCGAGGTTGGCTCTGGAATGGATAGGGGTTCGTTAGGCTTTTGCCGTTACCCACAAGTTGACTCTTCGCTCCAACAACGGAATATCTGAACGGCTGACACGAAAAACTGATAGTAAAGACACCAATACGATTGAGTTCATCCTCGATATCGAGCTTTCCGGCATATACCGCCTTTCTGGTAAACTCGGTATCGTAAGTGTCGGAGAGGGTGTGGTAACTGTTGAGTCCTGAATAGAGCCAACCCTTGACGGCGGTGATTTTTTGTGACAGTTCCGCTACGCTCTTGGCGGGCAAGAACACGGAATACGTAACCTGGGCATTGGGGAATCTCCCATCCCCGGAAATCAAATCGCCGTGCCTACCGGGAATTGACAAGAAGTCCACTTCATATTCGGGAGCAGAGAAAACCTCCTTGCTCTCGATCTTAAGGCCCATGTCCGAAGACTTGACACCTTTATACACAAAATAGTTCACGCAAATACCACCCCTTTCCGCTTTGCAAATTGTCCTGCGGTTACCAGCACCTCATTGGTGAGCTGCTGAATATCCTCGCTTGAATAGTTATTGAAGTTTGAAATATTGAGTACCAAAGACAAGCCGGTTTTTGCTGCGCCAGAGGTTGCCGAAGATACACTTGCTCCAATATTACCGCTCACGTTGAAGTCGGTAGGTAGAGCCGTTTCCATATCCTCTGCGAGTCCGTGCATCACATCGGTGATGTCCTCACTCATTCCTTCAGCCGCCTTTACAGCCTCTTTACCGTGTGCATCGAGCGAACCTGCAAGACCATCAACGAGCATTTCACCGACCCATCCCATCTCTTTGGAGGGTGATGCGATACCGAAAAAGTCGCAGATTCCGTCCCAAATGCCGGAAATCCATCCCGAGACCTTATCCCAAAGCCAGGATGCAAGTCCCTGGATACCTTCCCACAGACCCTTTACGATGTTGCCACCGATGGAGGCCATCTCACCGAACAGAGAGCCGAAAGCCTTAACGATACCCGCAATGATTTGTGGTACGGCTTTGACAATCTCCACGATAATTGTCGGAAGGTTCTTTATAAGCGAAATAAAGAGGTCAACGCCAGCCTTGATGATAAGGGGAAGGTTGTCGAGTACGGCATTGATGATGCCAGAAATAATCTGCGGAATGGCGTTCACAATGGTCGTGATGATTTGCGGTAGAGCCTGGATGAGAGAAATCAAAAGGTCAATACCAGCTTGGATGATGAGCGGGATAGCGTTCATCACAGCGTTAATGATGCCGGAGATAATCTGCGGAATCGCCTCGACGATAGCGGTAATGATTTCGGGAAGTGCCGCCACCAATGAAGTAATAAGCTGTATTCCAGTTTCGATGATCTGAGGAATGGCATCAAGCAAAAAGTTGATAATTCCCATTATGATTTCCGGGAGTGCTGCTATCAATACAGGGAGGGCATTCAAAATACCCTGGGCAAGACCCATAATCAACTGCAAGGCAGCATCCAAAATCATAGGCAAGTTCTCAATGAGCGTGTTGACGATTTGAATTATGACCTGGATGATTGTGGGTATCAGCGTAGGCAGAGCGTTGGCGATACCAGTCGCCAGGGTTACTACCGCCTGTAGTGCTGTATCTAAAAGCAGCGGTAGATTCTCAAGGATACCGCTCACAAGAGCCATAACCAACTGTAAAGCGCCTTCCGCTATCTGTGGTAAGGCTTCAATTAGGCCTTGGAGTAAAGCGAAGATAATCTGTGAGGCTGTATCTATAATGGTCGGAAGGTTGTCGATGAGTGCTTGCGCCAGAGACCCTACGATTTCGCCCACAATTTCGAGGAGTTCTGGTAAAAACTCCATAATCATATCGAGGACTTTAGGTAGGATATCACCGATAACATCCGACATCTTTCCAATGTCGCCATTGGCATCAAGGATGCCGTTTGTGAACTCACCAAGCAGGGCGTTGCCCTCTGTGGCAAGATCCGTCAACACCGGGAGAAGTACCGTACCGAGAGCGTTTTTCGCAGCGGTAGCACCCACGTTCAAATACTGGAGCTGGTCATCCAAAGCACCATAGGCATTGAGCATTTCATCGTTTACGACATACCCAGCAGCTTGCGCCTGTTCACCGAGTTCAGCCATTCGCTGTGAACCTTGTTCGATGAGCGGGTTTAACTCCTGGGCAGATTTACCGAGGATTTGCATAGCCAACGCATCACGCTCGGTTTCGTTTTCCATTTTACCGAGGGCATCGATGACCTCCCAGTAAACGGTATCCGAATCACGCATTGTGCCGTCTGTGTTTAGAACTTGAACACCCAATTTGTCATAGGCTTCAACCGAGAGTTTGGTGCCGTCCTGGACAGCTTTCATGGACTTGATTTGCTTTGCCATCGATTTGGTGAGTGTTTCGGTAGAAACGTCCACCAGTTCGGCGGCATACATATACTCTTGAAGTTTGTCTGTAGCGATGCCCGTTTGGGTAGCGGTGGTGAGAACACCGTCTGCGTAGGCAGCACCTTCCGTAGCCATATTTACGAGAGCTTTACCTCCGGCAATGGCGGCAGCAGAAACAGCAGCGAAAGCAGCGGCAATGGTGGCAGCGGCAGCTTTACACGCAGTACCAAGACCGCTGAACTTACCGCTTGCATCATCACTTTGCTCTCCGGCATTTTCAACCTCATCACCAAACTTATCGGCTTTATCTTCCGCATCGTCAAGTTCACGAGCTGCCTCTTCCAAGGCATCATTGTTGCTTTGTAGTTCACGCTCCATATTGTTAAGGGCGGCAGTAGCGTTGTTTAGCTGAATCTGCCAGTTCTGGGTACGCTTATCATTCTCTCCAAAAGAGGATGATGCGTTCTCAAGAGCAGAACGGAGCGTTTCGATTTTCTGCTTTTGAGCTTCGATTTCTTTGTTTAGTACCTGGTTACGGGCGGTGAGGGCCTCGACAGAATTATCGTTCTTTCCAAATTGGGACTCAACGACCTTCATTTCCGAGCCGAGAACTTTAAAACTCTGATTAATGTCTGCCAGAGCTTTCTTGAATTCTTTTTCACCCTCAAGCCCGATCTTTAGACCGAAATTATCTGCCATTTAACCACCACCTTTCATCAGATTCCGTCCGGGATGATGTCATCAATGAATCGTTCCCGTTTCGGCTTGGCGATGCCAGAGTACTGTTTGTGGCACTCCCACAGATCGAGGAGTAAGCCAAACGGCATCAGCCATACTTCATCCATAGGAAGATGAAGCTGACCGATGCCGTAATACAAAAGTCGAGTAAATAACTCCGCGTCACTTACTCGACCGCCACGTTTTTTGGGTCATCCTCGCTTTCAACGTTTCGCTTGGTGCCCTTATACATCGCTTCGGTGATAGCCGTCTTATAGGTCGCAAGGTCAACGGGAGTAGTGAGGATTTCCACATATTCCTCGGTGAGCAGTTCCTTCGGCGCATCCTTATGCTTGATGTTGTAAACCAGGATGGACTGGTTCGCAAGCAATGTGATGAGCCATACGATTTCACCGATAGCCATTTCAAAATTCTCACTCTTCATCAGCTTCTCACCGAGGTTTTCAAGACCGCCGTAGCGAGCTGCGATTTCCTTGGTAGCTTTGGTAGAGAGTAAGAGAGTGTGTTCCTCAT